GGCGCACTCCGGATCGTGTGGGATGCCTTCACCGTACACGAGCCGGTTGCGCTTTCAATACACAGAGTCATTCAAAATGTTCGGGGGCCAACGCTCTGACATAGGCCTGACACGCCTGCAGCGCGATCAATCCGCGGTCGCCGCTGTCGGTGATGGTGATAATTCGTTGAGCATGCGCCGGGTCAAGTCGGGCACGTACGGTTGCATGATCCACGCCGCCGGGGCCGGCGGTGGCTGGCACGTTGCAGCCTGGGGCAACGTCGCTGGCGTCGAGTAGGACTGACAGGCGCACATCAGCAGTGGCAAGACGATCGCGCAGGCGATCCTGATCTCGTTGGGCATCGCTCAGCGCTCGATAGTGGGTTTGTTCACTGGCGGCGAGCCGTTGCTCCAGCGCCAGGCGTTTATCCTGTTCGGCCTGTTGGGCTGAGGCAGCGGCAAAATTCTGTTGATTGAGGACTTCGGCGTTTAACCGAGCCTGCTCGGCGAGTTGCCGGCCGTAACGCCAGTCCTGCAACTGCCAGGCCACGGCAAAAGCTCCCAGCGCCAACAACAAGATGCCGATCATTCGCCAGGGGATTGGCATAACACCGCCCTCGCCCGCGCCCAGATTTCCAGGCGATCCTGCAAGCCGTTCAACCCGCCGTTGATGCGCCGGGTGATGGTGTTGAACTGGTCGCGATCGGCCAGTTCGTTCAAACCGTTCTGTTCCCAGAACCACGCGGCGGATTCGGCTGCCCATTGCGGCTGTTCGAGCAGTTCGGGCAACGACAACAGCCGCTCATCGCCAAACAGGCCAACGCTGCATTGCCGATAATTGCTACGGCCAGTGATTTGTATCAGCCCGCGTCCGCGGTACTTTTGCCCGTCGCCATCAGCCTCTGGGGTATTGCCCAGACGCAGCGCCAATGTGCCGGTGTCGTATTTGCTCAGGTATTGGTTGTTGCCCAGCTCGCGCACATAACGCAGTTGCCCCGACTCGTGGCCGACCTGCGCCAGAAACGCAGCCATGCGTTTGGGCGTGTCGATACGACGCCGCGTCATGGCGGCGTTGAGCGCAGAAACAAAAACGCCCGCTTGGGAGCGGGCGTTGGGCATGATGTCGATAAGGTTATTTTCAGTTATTTGCATGATGCGTAATCCTCCCTGGATACTCCCCCGATTGAATCACGGCTGCCGGCCAATGCCTGCCAGCCATTTATTTGCCAGAGTTTTCAGGGTGCTGCCCGCTGCCGCTTCAGGTGCTTCGTCCAATGGCAGCACTTGCCCACCCGATACCAGCCACGACTGATACGCGACCCAGTCACGATTGGTCGGATCCTGTGGGATGAATGCCGAATCCTCGATGCGCAATACGCCGCAAGGAGTCAGTTGATAGGTCATGAGTTCACTCCTAAATTTCAGCGTCCGCTGTCCATTCAATCTGCAACCCGTTACCAGGCGCGCTGCTGGGTGACGTCACAGTGCCAATCGCGAAGCTCCGCTCGGTCGTACTTTGCACGGTAGTCCCCGTGCAAACCGCTCCCGCCGAATAGTTCCAGATCTGATTACTGGCATTGGCAGGGCAATACAACACAACAGTAGGCTGCACTCTCTTCTGCACCTGCATGTAGACGACCATTCCATATTGAGGGCTGGCGGCTGCCGCAGACTGGGTAAACGAGACGATGCAAGTACCGACGCCATTGTTCGCCCGGACCACTGAACTGTTGGCAAAGGACTTCTCGAAATAACGCAGACATAGCATCAGCTCCTCGGCCGGAGGACGGTATTCGAAAGGCGTGGAAACCGGTCCTTCCTCCAACTGAACTTGTGCCAGGTCAACCGTCTGCAAAACATTGAGCGGCAGGTCGAAAGCCAGTCTCAGAAAATTGTTCACCCCGAGCATTTTCCCTGCGATGACGGGTACCTGAAACGTCGCCGAGTACTTTGTCCAGGCCGTGTTCAACTGAAAAACGTCGACCACTTTCACTACAGGTTCCGAGCCGCTGACGCCGAAATATTGCCCCGCCGTCACCTGCAGCGCCCGTGGCGCATCGGAACGTGCCCAAAAGGTGACAGTGGCGGTCTTCCCGGCCAGGCTCCGAACCGACTCAATAGCCTGGGAAATTTTATGCTCCGTTGCACCAACGCCCGCCGTGGTCTGCTGCCAGCGCAGGAAATACGCCGGCTCACCGGCCACCTCGGTCTGCCCCGGAACGAAGCTCTGCCGGCTGATCGCTACAGCCGCATTACTGTTCCAGTCACAGCGAAACCGATCAGCCACGTAACCACCAATATTCGGCCCCGGATTGGTCGTCCCGCGTTGCCAGATATCGAATCCACCGTTGATCAGCAAATTCTTGCGGTACACCTGCACCGGGAATTGCTGCAACGGGTCCGGCTTCGACAACAGCCGAATCGCCTGCGCGAGTTGATTGGTTTGTGCTTCATCCGGAGTCAAACCGGCGGCAGTAATTGCGCTGAGAATTTCTTCGGTAACGCTGTTGCCCCAAATGGCCGGGATCAGTGAACCGGGCTTGCCCGCAATCGGGTCTTCATCGACAAACTTGCCGTTCTCCAGGCCGGAGCCGGGGACGCTTTTCGGGTAATCCACTTTCAGCTCCTTTCAAGTCGCATGAAACGCCAACGCCCGCAAAGGCGGGCGTTGGCAAAAAATGAATGAGGCACTCTGTTCAACTGGCGACATCAAGCCCCAGCCAGCATTCGCATCAGCCAGCCCGGCGCTAAAGGTCGACTCGTGTCTGCGGGAAACTCCGTGCTCGCCGGCCAGTCACGCAGTTCCTGGCGATAGTCAAGAAGCTCTTGGTGGTCCTCGATACTCAGACTCAACGGCCTGCCCGCGGCCTCCTCATCCCGATCACGGTCCACCAGCCATTGGCTGGCCAACAATTGCTCGTCGCGCCATTTTCGCGCCAGGTCTGAAAGCTCGGAAACCGACAAGGGGGCGGCATCGATGAGCACCGGCAGCCCCTCAGCATCATGGCTACGCACTTTTCCAGGTGCAGGGTTGCCGATCACGGCGATGAAACGCTCCTCAGTGATCGGTACGGCATCGCTCGGCATGCTTGGATTAATGCCGGACAGGTACACACAGCCTGTCGACTGGCTATAAAAACGACTCATGGTTTTTCCTCAGCGCCCGAACGCGATTGCACAAAAGCCGCAAGGCAACAGTTCCGAGTACAACGTAAACCCGGTCTGCGTTTTCGCCCCCAGCGAAACACTGCCAGGCGCGCTGCCATTCAATGTGGAGGGGAATACCGCCAGGCAGGTATTGGGAAACGCGAGGGCGAAGCTTGAATAAGCACCCTGAATCCCCAGTGTCGAGATTCCAACCCATTGAATGATGAAACCACCCAGCCAAGTAGGAAAAACGATGTAACCGTTGGTGGTCAGACTGGCAGAAAAACCAAAGCGCAGCGTTTTCGGCGTTACGATCGTGGTGTTATCCGCACCACCATCGGTTTGCGCCTGAGTGGCCGTCTTCGCCACCCCGGCAATGCTTTCGCTCGCCTGCACCACGCGTTTGGCAATCGCTTGAAAAACTCGCAACGGCGTCATGCGCTTGACGTTGTCAGTGCCTTGTTCCGCGTCTTGAACACTGGCCACCGGCACCACGCTTTGGGTGATTTTCTGTTCGATGGCGGACTTCAGTTGAGCGTTGTCCTGCTCATCCGCTGCGAGGCCAGCCGACTGAATCACATTCAGCACTTCCTCAGTGACAGCGTTGCCCCACTGCGCAGGAATCAAAGACCCGATGGCCCCGGTCAACGGGTTTTCGTCGACAAACCTGCCATTGACCAAGCCCGTGCCGGGCAAACTCTTTGGATAATCCATTTCACTTTTTCCTTGTGTAGAAATCAGCCGTTCACGGCAGCGCCGGGGACAATCGGCCACGTGATTTCGTCAGGAAACCCGCTCTGCTTTTCGAGGCGATTGAGCTCGACGCTGTAGAGTTTCCATTCGAGCAATTGCAGTTGTTCTTCGTGGCTGGCATCGCCGATGTCTTCGGCGTACTGAAGAGGTGCGATGCGCAAAACGGCTTCGCGCAGCAACACATCACGCTTGGCGAGAGACTGTTGGCTGACGCTCGACAAACGAGCCTGCTCATCCAGCACCCAGGCGTTGTCGCGCCAGACATGGAGCTCGCCGGGCCAAGGCTGTGACGTAAGGGTTTCGGGCAACGCCCCCAGTTCGGTCCAGATCTGTTGGGCGCCCCCGTCCTTGCGATAAACCACACCGCGGCGATCGATCGCTTCACGGGGTACGCCATTGATCAGCGCCCAGCTACGACCGGCTTCAGGCTCAGGCAACTCAAACGACAGCTCAATTGCGTTGGCGGGAAGCTGAATGCCGATTCCGGGCGTGACAGGAAACTCGACGGGGCCGGACAGAGCGCCCGAGCCATCGATCAGATAATTGAACATGGACACCTCAGATAAGTTTGATTCGACCCGGATAAGCAATATTTCGAGGACGCGTGATACCACCATGGTTCAGCAAATCAGCGTCAGTGATTGGCGTAACCGGCGCTGCAGGAGTGATGTATTTGACGGTGGAGCCCGCGTAATCGGCGTATTCGCCCATATCGAAACCCAGTTGGGCCTTCTGCGTACTGATGTGTGTCGCGAACAGAATATTGTCGCCAATGCCGTTGTCGCCCTGAACTAAAGAGCCTTTTTGCCAAGACCCCGGTGCACGCCCGGTATCGACCAAACGGCCTTCGGCCAGTACGCGCAAAAATTCGCCACGGGCTTCTGGCAGTCGAAACGTCGCGGCGCCATCTCCAAGCGTCCACGCGCCGCCCCGATCGGCTTCAGAACGCAACATGCCCGACTGCTGTGCGTGATCCCAGAGCCATGGCCATTCCGAGCGATTGAGTAAGGAACCATTCAGCACTGCATAGCCACCGGGCATTACAGCCAGAGTGGTTTCAAAGGCTACGTAGCCGAGCGAAGCTCCGTCCAGACGACCGATCGGCCACCAGTTGCCCGCTGTATCGCTGCGCAAATGCCACCAGTCACCTGCCCCCATCAATACGAAAAACGGATAACCCGAAACATTCAGGTGGGTGTGAAACCTGATCAAGTCGCCGCCTGAACTTTTCACGACGAGGCGATTACCGCTGTTATCGACACGTCGCACAATGACGTCACGCACGCCCAGGCTGGTATTGGCTGGCGGCAGACTGACGCTCAGTGCCCCGGCCCCGGCATCGATCAGAACCAGGCCCAACTCATCCATGGTCAGAGACCTGGAGGTGCCAACCCGAGTAATGACCGAACGCATCGGACTGGAATTACCAATAATCGACTGAATCGCCTTGTACAACTGGCCGGTGTCCGCTTCGGCAGCGACCAACCCGGCACCAGTAATCACACTCAGAATCTCCTGAGTGACACTGTTGCCCCACACCGCCGGAATCAAAGAACCCGGCGTGCCCGCCACCGGGTTTTCATCGACGAAACGGCCATCGACCAGGCCGACGCTGGGGACGCTTTTTGGATAATCCATAGGTTGTTCGTTCCTTTGAAATGACAAATGACCTACGTCGACACAGCGTTTCAAGCGTGTCCGTCTCCGGTCGGTTTTCTGAAAATAAAAAGCCCACGTTGAAGTGGGCTTGGGTGAAGCGGAAGGAAGGCTTTTTGGCTTAGCCGGAAACACCGCTGGCCAGCTCACGGATCGCGACCAAAGCCTCGTCACCTGCACTGCGAACCAGATCCATTTTGCCCTTGGCAGCCTGCGCGCGAATCTGCGCCTTGGCCTTCAGGCGCAGAGTACGCAGCGTCAGCAAGTGATCGGTGAGTTGCTCAGCCTTGCTCAGGATCTGCTCGGCAGCCTGTTTGGCCGTGCGACCTTTGGCTACCCAGGCAGCGACCGACAGCGGCACTTCCTTTTTCGGGTAACCGGCGTCTTGATAAGCCTGCGCGTCAGCGGCAGCCTGAGCGTATTCCATGGCTTTGAGCGGATCGCCAGCCAACACTGTGCGGGCGCTGTCAGCGGCGGCGTCGATTTTTGCGCACAAGCGTTCAGTCTCCTGCACGTCCAGCGCCGCCTGTTTATCGCCGTTCACTACCCATTTATCACCATCCCAATCGTGGGCGGCAGAGGGTTGGGGAAGACGCATTTCGCCGTCGAACTGATGAAGCTCCTGAATAACGATCATCGAATAAGCTCCCACGACAGTTGGACGTTCACGGCGTCGGCAAAGTTGATTGCAATACCAACGCTGTAGTCGGTGATTGGATGAGTCTTGATGCCCATGCTCAGCAACAACTCATCACTCTCGGCGTTCGACTGGCCAAGGTTGTGCTCTGCCTGATAGCACTGCCACAGCGAGCGCAAATTGGCATGGTCGAAACTGGCGGTCAGCGTTGCAACCGTCACGTCGTTAACGATGTTGTTGGTGAACAACACACAAGGGGAAATCGTTGCGGGATTCCAGCCCCCGGGGTTGTTGGAGCTGCCGGCAATTACGGGCGACAGGAAGCAATAGTTGCCCCCCACCCATCCGGTTGATGGAAACGCGACCGACGTCACCGCCGTCGACGACGGTGTCGGGTTGCCGGCAACCAATCGTGCAGAACGTGCATGGGGATCCAGTGGCAGGAAAATTGCGCCCGTCCCGTTGACGGTCTGGGTCCAGGTCAAACGGGCACGGTTGTAAATGGTTCGCACAGTGGGTACCGACCCCGGTGCGCCGGTAATTACCCAGGCCAGGCACATGTCCAGAGCTGTTGACTGGAATCCGCCACCGGCGGCGCCGTTGACTGTTCCTTTCAACGATTCGGGCGTCACGTCATGGATGTTGCCGCGCTGCACATAGAACGTCAGCGCACCGCCAGAGACTTGCGCGCGCAGAAAATAATGACTGCTGGGCAACAGATCAGCACTGCTCCAGGCGGACGTCACAAAAGTGCGCGAACGACCCAATTGGCCACTCACGACTTCCTGACCCAGGCTGATAAACGTGCCCGCCGCAATTGCAACCCTGCCACCGCTGGTGGATGCCGCAGCCGGGCTGACCGTCAGCCGGCCATCGGCAGTGGCAACGGTCGGCAGCGGCAATGCCACAAGAGGCAACGCCAGATCCTGATTCCAGCCCTTGGCCGTCACCGACTGAATCGCCTGCAACAACTGATCGTATTTCTTCTCGTCCGGGGTCAGCCCACCGGCATTGATCACGTTGAGAATTTCCAGCGTAACCCCGTTACCCCATTCCGCCGGAATCAGCGATCCCGGGGTTCCGGTCATCGGGTTTTCATCAACAAATTTCCCATTCACCAATCCGGCGCTGGGCACACTGTTTGGATAATCCACGCGGGGACCTCCCGTTATTCTGGGTGATTGTTCAAGAAGCTGTTTTTGCAGGCTTCAAGTCAGAAAAGGCATCAAACCGGCAACACTGGCCAGTCCACGCTTTGCGGATAACCTGGCTGCCTGTCGATTTTGTTCAGCGCCAGTTTGTAGGTGGCAAAAGCCTTGAACCGCTGCATGTCATCGGCATCCAGCAACCCTGCGATGTAGGCGTCGGCCATACCGACGGTTTGCTGGTCTGCTTCGGCCAACAACTCATCCCGCCGTGCCAGGGCCGATGCTCGCTGTTCGCTTTCGACCAGCAACGATGCGTTCGGCAATGCATGTTTGGTGACCTTGCCATCGGTCCATTTCCAGATGCCGTCGCGCTCCTCGATCGTGCGCAGGAACAGCTCATCGGAGATCTCTATAGCAGTGGCGGGCATCTGCGTGTGAATCGACGAGTCATAGCGCCCAAGCAGTTCGCGCTGGGCATCAAAATCAATGTATTTCATTTCATTCACCGTTGATTTCAGTAGCCCAGGGCAAACCAGTTCCAGCCGCCAGGGTCAGCATTGGAGAAGCGCTGAAACTGGCTTGGCGAAAGTCTGTACAGGGAGAAGCGCAGATCCGCGAATCCCGGCGAGATATCGCCACCCGAGAGAAAAAGCACGCTTTTTGGAAAGGCAATCGGGTAGGTAATGGTTTCGCTGAGTGCTCCGCCCGTGGCCAGTCCCCACTGCAGGATCAAGCCACTGGGTAAACGCTGATAGCCGCCTGCAGTGTTCAATGAAGCGGTAAACGCGGGCGAGTACTTGAGTGCACCGTCACCGGAGTCCAGACCCCAGCCTCCGCCGAGTAGAAGTCGGCGAAACGTAACGTAGCTACCACCGACAAATGACAACGTGTTATCCGGCACACTACCGGCGGCGGTGACCAGACTTTCGCCACTTCTGACTTTTACGGTCAAGCCACCGGAGCTTGCCATCAGAGACACCAACCCTCCGGCAGGCACAGTCGACCACTGCGGCAATGTTGCAGTGCTGGGGCCAGTAAAGATCGACAGTTTGCCGACGTCAGCGACGGTCATCGAAACCTCACCGACGTAATTGGTCTGCCCCGCCAGATTGCCGAGTGCGCGCTGTACAAACTCGGTGGTCGCAACTTTCTGGCTGACATCGAACTGGGCCGGCGTTTCAAACAGCTTTGTGCCGCGAATGGCCGCCAGCAACTGCGTGTTCAAGCCTTCGGTCGGCTCGAGCCCGGCGGCCTTGATGACCGTCAACACCTCTTCGGTAAGGGCGTTGCCCCACTCTGCTGGAATCAGCGATCCGGGCGTCCCGGTAACAGGATTTTCATCGACAAAACGACTGTTGACCAAACCGACACCGGGCATGCTTTTCGGATAATCCATCCGGCTTACTCCCTAGTCATAATTGATGTGCACCTTGGTATGCGCCGGCGCACTGCGGTGAATCAGGCACTCCAGCGCCGAACCCGGGTTCACGCCGAAGCGCTCGCCCCAGTAGCTCGCGCCGTAACGCCGGCCGAGCAGCAGGCGCCCGCCGGTGTTGAGCGTCCACATGAACTGCGCTTCCCACGTGCCCCAGTGCGCCGAACCAAAACGCGAACGGCCCATGCGCGGTGCTTCGAGTTCGGTGATGGTGGCGTTGGGATAACCCTGGCTTTTGGCGATATCGAGGTAGTAACCGACGGCCTGGCTGCCGACCGCGAGCAGGCGTCGGCGTACGGCGAGGCGGCGGTCGTCGAACAGCGGTGTGGCGCCCAGGCACGGATCGGGCAGTTCCATCACCCGTTCCCAGTCCGGCACCAGTTCGCTGACGCCGGCCGGGTCCATCTCGTTGAGCAGGTCGGCGGCGCGGGCGTCGAGGCGCGCCAGTTCGACGGCGACGCCTTGCAGCACTTCCTCAAGTTCGGGGACGCGCTCCGGATCCCACGCCGGGCCGCTCGGCAGCAGCGCACGCAGTTGCGTCTGGTATTGCGCAGCGGATCTGATCACGCCCATACGCAACCTCCGAAGGTCAACAGTTCGCTGTCATCGGCAGCGACGTTGCCGGTCGGCGAATTGAGCACGTGATCGGTTTCACCGGCGGCGCTGCTAATCGCTTCACGAATATGGCTGATCAACAGGTTCTGACCGAGGTCGGCTTCGCGGTTGTGCAGGTCGCGCAACTGGGTTTCGACCGCCGCGCGCACGGCAGAGGTGTCCGGCGTCAGCTTCAGGTTGTAGGTCACCGGCACCTGCACCGGAGGTAGTACGTGGACCTCGGCGGTGACCGGGCGCAGCGGTTCGATGTGTGCCTGGACTTCCGCCAGTTGCTCGGCGTTGGGCACCGGTTGCGGATCGTCGTCGCGCATGATGTAGAGGCTGACCGTGCCCGGCCCGAGCAAACCGCCGCGACACCATGCGCGCGTCACGCCTGGCAGTTCCAATGCCCAGGTCTCGTAATCGCTGGCCGCACCGCCATGCGGAATTACGCGATAGGAACGGATCACCCGCGAACGCAGCGACTCCAGGCTTTCCAGGGCGACGCCGCCACTCAGGCCCGGCTCGGTAACGACGAAGCTGGTGCCGACGATACCGGCAATCGGTTGCACCGGAGTGAGCGTCAGACCGGCATCGGCATTGCCCAGGCTGCCAGCGTCGAGCGCGGCGATGGTGGTGCTGTTGCTGCCATTGGTCGTGGTGCGTGCCTTGATGACTTTATACGTACGGCCGTCGTTGGTTTGCAGCAACGTATCGGCGTCGAGCACCGCACCGGCGGTGGCGGTAAAACTCACCGTGCCGGTGGCCGCTTGGGCCGGTTTGCGCGGCTGGTTCAGACGCAGTGCAGCGATGCGTTCCAGGGTCGATTCGTCGGCCTTGTCCGGCAGGATCTGCTCGGCAATCCAGTCGAGGTAACCGTACAAGCCATACGCGGCGCCGCTGAGCGTTCGGGCCAGCACTTGCGCATCGGACTGGCGCAGCGAATCGCCGGCCAGGTCGCTTTGGGTGCGCTTGATCAGCACCGGCAGCGAAGGGGTTTCAAACGGCATAGATCACCTGCCAACTGTTATCGGGGTTGATGTCCAGGCGTTCGCCGTCGGCCAGGGTCAGGACCGTGCGCAGGTTCAGGCGCTGAGCGTCGAGGCGTTCGCTGATGATGTCGATGGCGCTGCAATGGCCGTCATCGATCAGCCATTGCAAGGCTTCGCGGGCATAGAATTCGGCGTCCATCTGGGTCTGTCGGGTCAGCTTGACCCGGCGTAACAGCCACAGCCGCGAGCCGATGCGATCGTCGGCGACGGTGGGGAAACTGTCGCCCCACCAGCCAAAGCGCTCGTCGTCATCGAGGGCGTCGTCATCGGCGGCGCGGCGCCAGGTAAACAGACTGATGAGCACGGCGCGGGTCAGCGCGGCGTGAAGGTTCGGGCTGATAAGCATCATTTGCCTCCCGCCGGCGCGCCGGTCTGGCCGCTGCCGGCCTGTACGCCGACGTGCACGTGTTTGATCTGGCTGATGCCACCGGCGAGCTGGTCGCCGGTGGAGACGATTTTGCCGGTCTGGTTGATCACCGGCGTATCGAAGTTCACCGCGCTGCTGGCGCGGATGTTCAACGTGGCGGTTTCGATGTCGATGATCCGGCCACGCTTGAAGTGAATCCGGTCGCCCTCGTCGGTGTAGATCGCCACTTCGCCGGCAGCCAGCGATTGCAGGCGATAGCGGCGGTCAGCGATGACCAGGGCGATGGCGTGGGAGCGATCGCCACCGATGAACGTGACGACACCTTCGGCACCGGCCAGCGGATGGCTGGTGAAACCGTAGGGTTCGAAGTGCTCCATGTCGTCGTTCACTTCGCCGGCGGTAAGGCGCATTTGCAGCGATTGCAGCTTGGATGCCGAATTGGCGAGCACGACAGTGCCGCGCGCCAGCAGGCGTGTCAGTAGGCTCATGCTTGGTTCCTGTAAGAAACGGGCCGACGTCAAAAGATCGCAGCCTGCGGCAGCTCCTACACAGGATCGGCGTACACCTGTAGGAGCTGCCGAAGGCTGCGATCTTTTCAGGGCCTATGTGGTTTTTTTCGGGGGGCTGGGATTGGCGTCGAAGGTATGCGGCGGCGCCACTTGCAGCGTGGTCACCGAACCTTGCGCCGACAGCGAATACGTGACTTTGGAAATCAGCATGTCGCCATCAAACCCAAGCACCGGATCTTTCACCCGCACCAGCGTGTTGTGCCGCCACAGATCGCCGTTGGCCTGACGCCAGCCCTGCACCTGATAGGTGGTGGTCTGCGCGCGGCCCATGCGGGTAGCGCTTTCCCATTGAGCACGCTGCTGCGCCAACTCAAAGGTCAGTTGCGTGCCTTCGTTGATCACCGTGGTGCGGCGACGTTTGAAGGTCAGGTCGGCAGCAATCGATTCGACTTCGCTGACCGCCGCCCCGCTCTTCTTGTCCGAGCCTTTTTGCTGGCCGATCACCCGGTATTCGGAGAACACCTGGCTGTAATCCATCGCCGCGTTGGCCGAAAGGATATTCTTGCCCAGCTCCAGCACATCACTGGCCCGACCGCCGCTGCCGGGCTTGGCCAGCACCAGCCGGCCCTGCTCGTCATCGGTGGAAAACACCCGCAGCAGCGAGAGCAAACGGTCGATCGACTGAAACACCGTTTCACCCGGCACGATGGTGTGTTTGGTCAGTCGTGCGGTCTCGGGTATTTCGTTGACCACCGACTGCGAATAGCCCATCGCCAGCGCCTCGACAATGCTCAGCAGCGGTTGCTCCTGCCATTGCCCCGGGCGATTGATGGCCGCGCAATCGACCAGGTCCTGAGTCTTTGAACTGCCTTCGATGGTCAGGCTGATCTGCCGCCCGTCATAGCGGATCGGCGCCTTGAACACGTAGCCGGTGAGCACCAGATCGTTGCCGATCTTCACCTCGCACGGGTCGCCGGGCTTGATCGGTTGATCCACCGTTTGCCCTGGCCATTGCCAGGTGATGTCGAGTTTGAAGGTACGAAACTGGCGCTCCAGATCAGCCGTGATTTCCACGCTTTTCCAGCCGCCATATTCCAGGTTGTTGACCGTCAGCGTGACGCGGTTATCCATCTCGCTCATGGTTCACTCCCCGGGGACTTTCACTTGGTTGGGTGAGAACCCGGGATGATTCGTCGGGTTGCGTTGCTGGATTTCCAGGGCCCGCGTGGCATCGCCCAGGTACTTGTAGGCAATCACCAGAGCCGGCGCGCTTTCCTGAATGGTTTTAGTGACAACCCGTATACCCGAGGACGCAACAGCCTTGAGGTGAGTGACCAACGCATCCTGCAAATCGCTGGCTACCTGGTGATGCGCAGGACTGGATTTGTTCTTCGCCAGATCCAGCGTGCTGACCAGATTCTTCAGCATCGCCAGCGTATCGTCGGTGGACGGCACGTCCTGATGAGTGATTGGCTGGCTGGCCTGATTGTTGACGGAAGGCGTCGACGGCAACTTCATCGGTTTGCTGGCGACCGGCATCGACGCGATCCACTGCGCCGCTTTCACGATCAGCGTGTCCTGCACCAGATCGGCCATGGCTTGCGCCGCCGCATTGGTGTCCGTGCCGGTGGTGAGCTTCGGCGCATCGGCCTTGCGGATCGCTTCGAGTTGTTGCGACACGTCGGCAATCACGCCACGGTAGCCTTCCTTCGCAAACGTCTTCAGCTCCTTGATATCGCCGAGCAAGCCGTTGAACTCCGCCGCCAGCTCCTTGGGCAACTCCTTGACCGCTTTGACCAGGTCGGTGATGTCTTTGTAGTACGTGATCAGCGGCTGGAGCTGTTCTTTGATGATCTCGTAGACCCCGGCGAGACTGTTACGCAAATTGGCAATGCCGATCCGCGCCGCTTTGATCATCGTCATCGCCTGCTCGAACCGCGCGAGGGCAGAAGCCTGAAAAGTCCCGGCCTTGAGCAGTATTGCCTGTTGGGTACTGACGGACGCAGTCGGAAACTGCAACGGCTTGTCGGGATAGAACTTCAGGGTAAAGGTCACCAACCCGCCGTCCTGGCGGGTGTGGGTCATGTCGCATTCGCCGACCTTGACTTGCAGGCGTCCGAGCCACGGATGCACCAGCTCGCCACTGCCCGCCTCCAATGCCTTGAGCAACTTGTCGCGCTGCTCCAGGCAATCGGCGCCGATGATGAACGCCGTGACGTCATGAATCCTCGCCTGCTGGCCAAGGTCCTCGAAGTACGGCAGGTCACGCTGCGGATACTCGTGCAACTGACCCTTGCGACCGACCGGGGTTTTCGTCGAATCAATCCAGAAACCGACACCGCGAAAGGATGCCGGCAACAAACGGTCACGCCAGTTCATTGGAACCTCCCACGGACAACGAGCGATAGCCAATGCGCGAAGACAGCGCCAGGCCCGGTTGATTGGTTTGCGGTTGATCGGTACGCATCCCCGGCGGGGCATTGACGAAGCTCACCGTCAGGCCGCCTTCGAGTTGCGTGCGATTGTTGATTGCGCTTTGCTGGATCAGGGCGCTGGAGGATTGCGGCAGAGAGCCGCCCTGCATCAACGGTTTTTGCAGCGAGTTGCCGGGTTCCGACAACGCACCCGACGCCGCCTCGCTGGCACCACCGAAGAACGCTGGCGCCAGTTCACCCTTGCCTTCGGCATTGGTTTTTTTCTGAGCGTCAGCAAAGCCTTCGATCTTGCCGGTGATCTTGGTGATGAACCCGCCGAAACTGCCGCCGAGCATTTCCCTGATTGGCGCCATGTACGATTCGATCTTGTCGGCAAACTCACGGATACGGTCGGTCAATGGCGACCATTTCAAATCAAACATGTCCAGCGGTGAACCCATGAACGGCAAGCCGAAAATCGCCCCCAACGCCATCATCACGGCACGAATGGATTCTGTTTTTTCGGCAAAGAACGCAGGCACCTGACCCCAGAGTTCGTTGATCTTGTCCATCGGGACGTAGTCATTGAATACGCTGCGCAACGTCTCTTTGAGCGGTACGATCAGCGCCGTCAGCAAATCGAAGATGGCCGCGAGCAACTGAGTGACCGGTCCCCAGTTATTCACTATCAAGCCCCACGGCGTCCAGCTGAAAGCCTCTTTGAGATTTGCGAAAAACGAAGTTGCGTTCTCCTGGATACGCGCGAAAATCGCCGTGAATATCGGGCTGATGATCCCCCAGTTATTCACAATCAAACCCTGCGGAGTCCAGGCAAACAGGGCCTTGAAGAATTCGAACGCGGGTACTGCTACAGCCTTGATTCCTCGCCAGAACGACGAGAAAAACTCAGTGACCGGTCCCCAGTTGTTGATCAGCATTCCCAGCGGGGTGTAGCTGAACATTGTCTTGAAGAACTCGGCCATCGGGATCACTACCGGCGCAATCTTCTGCCAGAGCTCGCTGAAAAACGTCGAGATCGGTTTCCAGTAGGCGACGATCAAACCGGCGGCCAGGGCAATCCCGGTGGCGATCAGCATGATCGGGTTGGCCTTCATCACCAGGCTCATGATGTCGAACACTTGGGTCGCGCCCGTCACCGCGGTTTGCATTGCCGAGAAGGCGATGGCTCCCGCCGCGAGGCCTTGTACCAGCTCGGGGTTGTCGGCCAGCAAGCTGCCGAAACCGTTGAGCATGGGTTCAAGACCGATCACCACCGCGCCAACCGCCGGCACCAACGCGGCATTCACCGCCGTCGAGACCTTCTCCATCGACGCACTGAACACGTTCATGGTCTGTGCGGCGACTTTCGGCGCGGCGGGCAAGTCGACGGTTTTTGCCGTGTCGCTGACTTCGGTCAACTTGCCCTGAAACGCGGCCGCCGACTTGATCCCCTCGACAAACGGCGTGATCACGCTGCCGCCCTTGAACAGACCGCTGATGTCCAGTTTGCCGAGGCCGGTCTGTTCGAGGTTTTTCTTGAAGCTGTCGACCTTCGCTCGCAACGCGCCGAGCTTGGGCGACAGTTCATCGATGCCCGTGATCAGCACCGGGGTTTTCACTTTGGTTTCTTCGTCTGCCATCACTGCACCTGCTGCATCGCATTGATCCGTTGCGCGTGCTCCAGCGATTCGCGGAGCACATCCAGTGGCCTGGCCATCATCTGTTCGGGGTCAACCTTCCAGAACCAGGCCAGGTCATAGGCGACTGCGATCAGGTCGGTGATGGCTCCGACGCCGCACTCATGAAAAAACTCGCAACAGCCCAGCTCAGCGCGTTGAGGTCAGCCAGATCCAACTGGTTGACCGACGACGGCGGAATGCCGGCGCACACGGCGATGTATTTGGCCGCCACGTCCATGTCGAGGCTGACTTCTTCGCTCTTGTCGATCTTGTACGGCAGCGCCTTGATCGCTCGCACTTCCTGCACCGTTGGACGGCGCAGGACGAGTTCGGTCAGGGGCTCGCCGTGAGCTTCGATCGCAACCTGAAGCTTCACGGCGCCGCTCATTGCCAGGTCCCCTTGATGCCTTCGAATTTCAGTTCGATGGTGGCGTCATCGCCCTTGGAGACTGGCTCTTCAACCAGATAGGCGCCGGCCAGCACGTAGACTTTGCCGTTGCTGAATTCGCAGGTGACGGTGATGTCGGTGCCTTCGATCAGCTTCTTCAGCGGGAAGTCGGCGGTGTGCAGCGCAGTCACTTTGAACGACGGTGCGATATCGGTTTCCTTGTAGAAACCCGGCACGACGGTTTCGCGTTTGACGGCCATCAGCGGGGCTTCGCAGCCGCCATTGATAGTCAGTTGTGCGCCGTCGACCTTGACGTAGCAGGTGCCTGCAATCAGTTGACCCATGGTGTTACTCCCTTGAATAAAAAAGCCCACGCGAGGTGGGCTGAATGCTGGTGGTCAAACGCGCTGATCAAGCCGCGTCGTCGTACTGCAGACGGAATTGGTTGAGCAGTGCGAACACGCGCAGACCGTTGATGTAATCCGGCGGGAACAGCACGTTGACGCGGCTCGGATCCTGCACGTCGCGCTCGACGATCAGGTGCTCGGCGAACAGCTCGGCATTCTCCACGTGGCCTTCCAGTTCGAGCTTGGCGTACTGGGCGATCAGCTCACCACGGATGGTCGCCGGGGTGACGATCGGCTGGCCGGCGCCGAAGCGGGTGCCGTCGGACGCCAGTTTGTGCCGGCCGTATTTGCTGGTGATCACGCTTTGCAGACGGCGCACGATGAACGCCGACTGGTGCATGGTTTCGCTGTCCAGGTAGGAGTTGTCGGCCTGCCCGTAAGCGTTTTTCTGGTAGGTGGTAATCGAGCGCTGGATACGCACGTAACCGCCTTCGTAGTAGGCGGTGGCGATGCCGTAGTTGAGCAGCGACTGACGCTCGGTCAGGGTGAAGCGCTCGCTCGCCGGCGCCGGATCAACGCCCGGCAGGCTGCCGCTTTGGGTCGGACGGCTGGCGTCGGCGGAGATGAACACGGCGGTGCGTGCAGCCAGTGCGGCAGCCTGTACCCAGAACGGTTGCGGTACGCCCGGTTCCAGCGCCTGAATGGTCATGTGCTGGTCGTTGCGTGCCTGGCCGGCAGCAACCAGAGTACCGACGGTGCCGCGCTTGGCGCTGTAGACGTGACCGAACAGTTGCTTGGCCCACGACCAACGACCGGTGCTGTCATCCATGACGGCTTGCCAGGTGTTGAGGGTCGACAGATCGGACCATGGCAGTGCGATGAATTCGAACGGTTCATCACCCAGTGCGGCGATCGCTTCAACCTGATCCGGCACACCGGCGCCGCCGGTCATGGCGGTGATTGCAGCAGTCAGGCCGGCCGGGGTTTCTTCGCCGTTGCTCTTGCCCAGGCGATTGAATTGCAGGCTGATGTCGTTGCCGCTGTCGCCAGTCCATTTGGCGTTCAGGGTGACCACACCTTCAGCAGCGGCAGCGCTGACCGGCAGGTCGGCCGTGGCGTTGATTTTCTGCGCCAGTGCGGTGGCGGCTTGGGCTGCGGTGCCACCGTTGACCACGGTGGCTTGCACACGCACGCCACCGACGTAGAGATTGAGCAGACCGGCCTGGGTCGCGGTGCCGGTGAGGGTCAACACGCCTTTGGCGACGGCGCCTTCAGCGTTGTGCAGCGGCAGGCACCAGATCTCGCCGATCGGGTCGGCCTTGCGGAAGGTCTCGTACATCGAGGCGAGCATCGAGCCTTGGCCGCCGATGCTTTTCGCCAGCGCAACGCTGGACACCAACACCAGTTTGCCGACTTCAGTCGGTGCGATGTTGTCGTTGACCTGAGCCACGATCAAACGGCGCATGGTCGAACTCGCGCTATTGGCGGCCGAGTTGTCCATTTCGGCATAGAACAGCGGTACACGAATGTCCGCGGGGATGTTGCTGAATCCGATCGCCATTATTTGGCTCCCTGTGGTTTAGCCGCTTTTGCGGTTTTGATTGTGATATCGCCGTCGGCCAGACGTCGGCGCCACCAGGCGCTGTCCAGCACTTCACGGCCTTCGAGGGGCAGCAGATCGCCGGCCTCCGGGTCAGGTACGGCGCGGCCGGCGGCCGGCAATACGGTGATGCGATTGCTCATGGGGTTACGTCTCCAGAGAAAGTCATTTCCACGCGCCCATCGGGGCCCGGGCGTTTCAGGTTGGGGTCGGCGGGGTCGATCGCATCGACCCGCACGGTGGCCCCGGTAAAGGACGACAAACCGTCCAGTTCGCGTTCGTGCCAACTCTCCGCAGGCTGACTTGGCAGATTGCGGCCGAGCTGGAACTCGGCAAAAAAGCGCAGCCGATAGAAAGCCCGGCTGCTGTTGATCGAGACCAGCTCGCCGCCGTCATAAGCGATGGCGCTGTAGTCTTTGTCCGGCTTGAACCCAACCAATGCGCGCCACAACTCGGCACGCAGGTCATGCAACAGATCCAGCGCTTTTGTAGCGTCGCTGGCGTCAAGCGCCAGGACGATTTCGAAGCGGTCGCGGATCGGTTGGGTGGTGAGGTTTTGTGAGGTGCTGTTGTTGGCTGCATCGGCCAGCGATGTGATGCTGGCGCACGGAATTTGTAGCGCCGCATCGGCTTGCAGTGCAGCGACGTCAATGCCCACGGTGATTCGATTGCCCAGCGTCGGGCACTGAGCACGCAATTGCGTGACCAGAGGGGTCATTTTCATGAGGAAGTACCGAGTGGGGGCGGTCGCAGGTCAGCGCCTGTACTCAACCCGATTTAACGAGGAACCCCAGCCGCAGTTTTCAGTCTGGGTTTTGCTTAGAACCACCGGCCGATGGCGAAGCAGTCAAAGGAGACTATTAGCTCGTCTCCTTGTACGAACTGACCAAGGCTGAAAGCGCAGATGCTGGCAAAACCGAGCCCTCTGCTATAGGCGCTGACGCTGGTTACCGCCCTAGTCACACCCAATACTCCAACCAGATTCCCAATGACAAATCCCAGCGTCACGAAGGGCATCGGATAAGACCAGTTGAAGCCCATGTTGGACGGGTTGTTAAACACTGCGCCGCCCTTGTTGCTGAGGGTGCAAATCAACGTGCCGTCGGCAAACTTGACGTATTCACCGTTGGCATTGGCGCCGCGCTCAATGACGGCTCCGGTTGGAACGCCTTTGTCCTGGCTGACCGTTCCGACCAACGCGGCAACGGCAGCACTGCCCAGTCCGAGGCCCGACCGAGCGGTTGCCGGGGAGTTTCCACCCGTGCCACCTCGTGCTACCGGTACAACAGCGTCCGTTGCCACAGCACCGAGTCCAAGCGCCAAGCGCGCCGAGGCGGCATCCGTCGCGCCGGTTCCGCCACGTACGATGGGCACAATGGTGTCGGTTGCGACTGCACCCAGGCCAAGGCCCTGGCGAGCAGAAACAAGATCCGTTCCTCCGGTGCCACCATTTCGCACCGGCAGGACATCGAAACCACTCGCGTCACCCAGTGCTGCCAGCTTCGGGCCGTACTGAACGTTAAGGTTGTTGAATGCATCGGCCAGTGCCTTGGGATAGCCCTGCACGGGCATGATCGAATAGGCCGCAGCGTTGGCCGTCGTTCCCTGGTAAACCGGGGTGATCGACAACATCGCCGGACTGGCGATATTGCTCACTTCATATTGTCGTCCATCCGGTCCGACGAAGGCGTCGCCCACCCGGACGTTAGTCACGAAATCAACGTTGAGGCCAATGACCGCGGGCGAATTGTTGGTGACATTGACCGTACCTGTTCTAAGCCATGGCATGGTGCAGTCCTTTTTTAAGCGAAAAAAAACCGCACTCGGCGGTATGAGGTGTTTAAGACGATTTCAATCAGGTAGCTATCAGAAAGCCAGTCAGCCCGGCGGCAAGGCCGGGTCACCCACTATCATCGGAACATCGGGCTGGACAGGCCACTTCGGCGTCACGGGCCAGGCAGCTTGTGTGATCACTTTGCCCAAGCTGTACTTGTAGGCTTTCCACTGTTTCAGGTTGCCAAGCAGTGCTTGCTGTTCCGCCTTATCTTCAGTCGTCGCCTCCCCCAGATCGATGCCGTAACCGAGGGTGTCGATCCGATCCTGAATACGAGCGACCTGTGCTGCTGCCACCTCGTTTTTGCTCTTGAGCAGTGCTTGAGCTTCGGTCAATCGTGCTGCGGCAGCCGCTGTCTCTTTCATGGCTTTGGTGATCAATTGCGACCAGTCGATATTCATACTTCAACCACCTCTTGCGGCAAAGGCTGTGGCAATGCCACGTCACCGTCAGGAATATCGATCAGGTCGGCAGGAAACGCTTGCGCCTGACTGTAATCGGCCGGGATCGGCAGCAACAGGTGAAGGGTCAAATGGCCGTTCTCGTGGAAAACGTCACCCACGAACCATTCAGAGTCGATTGCGGCTCGCGGTAGCGTGTCGCCGTCGGACAACCGCGAAAAATCGAACGTTTCGCCGTTCACCGTGATCAGCGCGCCCGACTTGTGCAGCGTCAGAGCATCCTCTCTGCGTTGCGGAGACAGAACAATGTTCATCAATACCACCTGCCTATTGCGATCAAATTGATTTGCGCAGCCGAGGCTGCGTTCGTTGTAGCGATGGCGCGCCAGGCGCCCCAGTTGGCGATCGACGGGGGGATCCAGGCGCTGGCCATGACGCAATCGACGTTTACCCTGCCAATCGCTGCGGACGTCACGGTAGGTATCGACGCGAATGCTGAAGGATAGGCACCCGGCGCATACGCATCACTACCGAACAATGCGCCCACCGCGTAGGTACCCGTCGAGTTGGTGGCAATCACCTTCCAGCAGACAAGTGTGCCATCGGCGAATTTGGTGTACTCACCATTGGCATTGGCCCCCCGCTCGATAATGGCTCCGGTAGGCACACCGGCTCCCGAAACGACGCCGAGAATGTTGTTCTGTCGGTAAACCATGCGCCATGCGCCGAAGGCGCCGGTACCGTACTGATCACGCTCCCAACTGCGCTTGGTGCCGCCGGCAGCAATGCCATCGACTTCGTGCCAGACCTGATGCACTGGTTGGCCAACAAGCTTGATGGTGTCCATCAGGCCATAATTTGAATTGGGCGGCTTCACCCCGGTGCTGGTATTGATGACAAAACAACGACCTGCAGGAACAGACGCCACGTCATCGATATTTCCAGCGTAGACCGGGGTGTCACCGCCGATGCCGAACGCTCCGACTTGCATGACGCGCCCGGCAGTCGTATCGCTGAGAGTGGTTTGAAGGGTGGCTGAAGCGGCACTGCCCAGCTCCAGAGCAGCGCGAGCTGCGGCGGGCGTTGTGCTACTGGTTCCCCCTCTGGAAACTGGCAGTACATCGAAATTGGCGGTTGCGCCAAGCCCCGCAAGCTTCGCTCCATACTGATTGACGATGGTGCGCAATTGATCCGCAGAATCCTTGACGTAGCCTTGCATGGGCGCCAGCGTATACGGCCCGCTCGCGGAGCTGCTGCGGTATTCCGGTGCAATGGATAGCGCCGTGTCGCTGGCAATATTAATGACTTCGTACCATCCCCCATCGGGGCCTCGAAAAGCATCACCTACACGGCTGTTGGCAATGAACGCAGTGCCGCTACCGGTGACGGTGGTTGAATTCTGGACGACAGTGACTGTTCCAGTTTTATACCAGGGCATATGTACTCCAGGATTGTTAGAAAATTGCAGAACGCGGCAACGACCGGACAAAAGACATACGTGTCCGCCTATCAAGCAGGGGACTGCTATTCTTTGATAATCGGAATGGCCGGCATCGAATAGTAGATAGCTTGGGGAATCCCCGGATAATTCGTAGTGAAGCCGGTACGTGAATCGAGCATCAATCTGGGTTCGCCATTGGCAGCGAACCCCCATCGAATATAAGTGATCGCGTTGACTGTCACGCCATTGACTGCCACTTGCCCCAGCTCGACATCAAGCGCCATTCCGACAGCCAGATAGGTATTCGAGCTGGTGATCCATGAAGCGGGACGATAGATATCCATGCGTGCAGCACCCGCGATCGGCTGTCCGGAGACCAGTATCCAATCCTGGGGAGAGCCCCCCAACTCTCTTTCAAAGACAGGAGGGCGAAGCAGAGAATCAAACACGACTTCCCCGCGTTCATTACGCACGCGCATTCCATAACCGCTGACGGAACGAAGGTTATAGGCATAAACGCGTATGGCAATGTTCTGGGATGTATGTCCGCCGTTACCAATAAAGGTCAATACCGCTCCGGTCCAATTTCCCGGCCCGCCCAGATACTGGACGCTGTCATAGAACAGCGCAGGATTGTCCCATGCCCTGACAGCCAGAATGGGCGGAGCTGCCGAGGTCACCGGATATGGAAAGGCCAACTGATACACGGCACTCGTACTGACCGCTATGTTTTGCTCCAGCAAAATTCCAAGATTATGGAACTTGCTGTCGATAATGGTCGCGCCGCCAGCATTACGCACAAGCAGTCCAAAATTACTCATGATTTCGCTACCACATAGAGTGTTCCGGCGGTGTGGTAAGCATTGCTCCACCACCCGTAGAATCCCCACTCGACATAGCCATCGCGCATAAATGCCCACACCGGACGCTTATTGACCTCGTTGCCGACCACATAGGCAGTTGCATTGTTTGAGTTGAAACCAGGCAAAGCAAAAGTTCCAGAATCGGCAAACTTTACGGGCATCGAGTGAATGACTCTCAGTGCCCGATCAGTCACATCAATGGATATTCTTCCCTGCGCGTCGAACGTTCTAAATCCGAATGTCATGTTGAGAGCATCCCCATTTCAACCCGAACCGTGCCGGCCTGATCCACCACCGTCCATCGTCCGCCCTTGTCCAGCGTCCAGATGGGAGTGCCATTGTTGGCTAATGCCGTGGATTGGATGACATTGCCAATTTTTGCGTTTGTGATCGTGCCGTCCTGGATGAAAGCGGAATTGATGAACGTCTGATTACCAGCGACCGTGAACGGTGAAGTCGGCGTGCCTTTGGCCAGGTTTAACAACATGAAGGTGTCCGCACGCACGACGAACTGCGATGAAACACCGGATGGATCAACCTGAAGACCTAGGCCGAACGACGCCGCATATTTCTGGCCACCTGCAGTCGTGTCCATTTTCACCGACCACAAAGTCGACAACTTACCGCTGGTATCCGCCAGTGCAGTTGCGGTCTCCCTCACGGTCGCACTGTTTTGCCCGACCTGTGCGGTCAACTGGTCAATTTTCGAGGCTGTCGCAGCGTTAGTGGTTGTCACCGCTTTTTCGAGCGAAGTGACAATTGCCGTGTTCAGATCAGTGGTGACCTCAACGGTTGAAAGACGCTGCGCCGTGGCCTCATTCTGCGACGCCCTGACACTGCTTTCGACGGCGATGGCCGCCGTACTGGTCCACCCTTTGAGCGCATCTGCCAACTCGCCTTCACCGTTATCATCTCGCGATGCGGCGCGCAGCGCCTGGAATGCAGCAGCCTGAGCCGTCAGTGCGCCATCGATCTTATTGATATCAGCGGTGTTGGTCCCGACCTGCTGAACCAGTCCAGTGGCAGTCTCGACCGTTTGCCCTACATCGACCCAATACTCGGCGTTCGGCGGTGGCAGATTGACGGGGACCAGCGCCTTGGCCTGATACAAGCGATCGCCCTGACGGACGACGGCATATTTCGCATATGTCCTCGTCGGATCATAGCTTTCATCCAGGGCATCAACCCGACTTTGCAAACCGGGAATTTTCTCGATTTCACCGAGCAGATCTTTCCCCAGTTCGGTCTGCGAGATCTTGCCCGCGAGCATGTCGAGAATCGGTCCAGCCTCCGAACTGGCTTGCCCCAGCACCCCGTTGCCAGTCGGATACCACGGCCCGATATTGCCCGTACGATCGACCAGCCTCGCCCAGAAGAAGAACGACGAACCGGCCAACAGGCTCTGCATCGTGTAATCACTTTGCGGATACGCCAGGTCGGCCAGCTTGATAGCGGCTTCAAGATTTGCCGTTGGCCCGTACCAGATTTCGGTTCGCTGCGTGTCTTCAGCGCCCGCCGGAAACTCCCACTTCAGGCCGATACCGAACAGCAGGCTGTCAGCCTTGAGGAACGTCACTGAAGGCGGTGGCGTGGTTTTCCCGGAGAGTTGCGTTTCCACCGAAGTCGCATAGATCGAACCGATGTCCAGCGCGTTGATGGCTCGCACTTTGGCCACGTAACGCCCGGCATAAATGCCGCGTACCTCCATCGACGAACCGCCGGTTCGACCGGCATACACCCATTCACTGTCGTTCTTGCGCCAGTAAACTTCATATGCAATGGCGTTGGCCGGGCGCGCCCACTCGATGGTCATCACACCGACTGCACTGCCCTGATCGACGAAGTGGTTATTGCTGATCGTGACTGAAGTCGGCGGCGCCTGAACGCCTGGCGGTATGACCGTGACAGGGGGGCGCTCGATGCGGGAGCCGTTGTCGATTGCGCCGTACTTGCTCGGCACATGTTTGACGGCGCTGATGCTGTACTTGATTTCAGTGTCGGTGAAGTCTTCAGCAATCGACAACACGCGAAATTGCTGTGCAGCCAGAGAAACGGAATCAATGGCCCACATCGACTGCGCCGGCGGCAACTCGCTCAAAGGCTGAGTAAGGACCACACGCTGCGCCTCGTCACTGATACTCACTGACTTGATCACACGTGATACGGCTTTGCCGGTCGGCATGACCAAGGTGAGAGTATCGCCAGCTTCGGCGGTCACGTGGGCATCCAGGGTCAGCGTATCGAGTGTTGCACCACGCAGGCGACCACCAATCCGTCGGCCGGCACGGTCGTTGTCAGCCACACGGATAATTTGCCCCGGACGCGCCAGCGTCCCGTCCAGACCGACCGAGAAAGTGACACTTTCAGTTTCCAGGCGATTGGTCAGCAGTGCCCACTTACCAATGCGTTGGGCCTGGGCCTGAGACGTACAACCGGTCGCAGTGATCTCCGTCTGCTGTACACCATAGCGAGCGATACCATCAGCATCATCGACGTACTGAACCTTCTGCCGGTAGAAGTCCGTCGGATCATTCCAACTGACCAGCGCCACGGTGAACCGGGTCTTTTTCGCCGACCCGCCATAGACGAACTTGCCATCAATGACGTTGCCGTTGGAGTAGGTGTACACCGGGTCTTCCGGCATGTCGGCCACTGCCATGACCGAGCCCGCCCCCCAATACGACATGCCACGAAACGTGGTCGCCAGATCCTGCAAAACCTTCAGGGCATCGGCACGCACCGACAAATACAGGTTGCAGGTGAAGCGCGGTTCAGTCCCGCCCTTGCCGTCGGAGACTGGCTGGTCGCAATACTGACCGATGCGGTACAGCTCCCATTTATCCACCTGACCGGCATTGAGCAAATGGCCCAGGCCATAACGCGGATGCAGCAGCAAATCGTAGTAAATCCACGCCGGGTTGTCGGTCCAGGCCGATTTGAACGTACCGTCCCAAATGCCGCTGTACGTGCGGCTCTGCGGATCGTAGTTGCCGGGCACCCGGATGATTCGTCCGAGCAATTCAAACGAACGTGAAGGAATCGACTGAAACTGCGAAGCATCAAATTGCAAACCGATGATCGCCGAGCCGGGATAGCGCAACTTGGCGTCGATCACCTCAGTACTCGATTCGACACTGGTGGTGTCGGCAATGGCGCCGCTGGTGGAATTGGGGGTCAACCGGCGTACTCGCACGGTCCAGCCACTTTTGGCCGCAGGCAGATCGATACGGTGCGATCGCTCGTACTTGGTGGTGGTTTTGCCACTGAACGCAGACGTCAGCACTTCGACGAAGGCACCGCCATCGGTGGCCAGATCGATCGCGTATTTGACTGTATAACCGTTAGTGTCGCCGTTGCTGGTGTTGGTCTGCGCCAGTCGCGCCACCGCCAGACGAATCCGCACAGCCGACAATTGCAGGTTGGTAAAGGCCTTGGTCCACGGTTGATCACTACGCAACTCGACCGCTGCGACCGTCTCGTTCTCCACTGCGGGAAAACCGGGGATATGTGCCTGATCCTGGCTACCGGTACGAACATCCAGCGTGACGCCATTGAAGTTCAGGCTACCGTCGTCGTTGGCCAGCGGTGTTTCATCCAGAAACACTGAGCGGGCGTCGTTTTTCAGACCGACAATCTCGCCTTCGCTGACGAGATCGAGGATACGAGCGTAAGCCGTGCTTTGCAGGCTGTCTGGCGCCTCCACGGAGGGGCGCGGCTTGGCGCCGCCACCTTTGCTGCCAGCGAGAATGAGGTCAGTCATGGCTTTCCTTCAGGCGAAATAAAACCCGCACAGGGCGGGTTGGGTGGACGTCAATAAAAGATCGAACGCTAGAGTTGATCCTGCGCGTAGATACCTGCGCTGATCACGGAACTGCCGACGACCAACTGGCCATACAACAGACCTACCGGATTACCTTGGGCGCTGGTGTTGACCGGGCCGTTGAAGCTGTAGCTGGCGCGATGGGCGGGGCTGTCCTGAGCCCCCAGGCCTTTAGCTTGGGGGGACAGCATTTGCAAAACACCACCGATCACCATCGCGGTTCCCATTTGATACAGAAAAGGTGAAGCACCGGCGAATGGCGTAAACGACAGTACGAATGCGGCAGCGATCATCACACTGCCGACAATGGTTTGAAGTGATCCCGCGCGCTTTGATCCTGCAATGACCGGCACAATTCGCAGCACCTCTTTGCCGGTAGGCTTACCCAGTTCATCTTGCGAAAGATTTTCCCGACCATTGAACAGCGCAAACCGAAGCCCTTTGCCAGCGCTTTCGTTCATGTATCTTTCGAAACCGGAGAACTGCTTGAAGTAACCCATGACATCCCGAAACCCGCCGGAAGTTGTCACACGATGCTTGCGCCCAAACAATCGCGCCAGGGATCCGGATAACAGGACCGTCTGAATTTTTTGTTGATCTGTTTGCATTGCCATAGATTTCTCCGGCAGTAAAAAGCCGCTCGCTACAGTTGATCCTGCGCGTAGATCCCGGCACTGATCACTGCGCTGCCGACAATGGCCTGGCCGTAAAGCAGGCCCACCGGGTTGCCTTGAGCACTGGTATTGGTGGGGCCGTTGAAACTGTAGCTGGCTCGATTGGCAGGGCCGTCCTGGGCGCCCAGGCCTTTGGCTTGTGGAGAAAGCATCTGCATGACGCCCCCAATCACCATGGATATGCCTACAGACCCCACTGCTCCCCAGGTACCACCAGCGGCAATACCAGCAAAACCACCGGTGAAAAATGTTGCTGCGGCGATCAATACGACACCGACAACCGTCTGCAATGAGCCCGCTCGCTTGCTGCCAATAACCATCGGTGCAATACGAATATCAAGTGCGCCACTCGGCACTTTGAGCCGGTCCTGGCCAATGTTGTCGCGGCCCAGGAAAATCGAGTACGTAAGCCCCCGGTCCCGGGACTCCATCAGAAAGCGCTCGAACCCCGGAACCAGAATGCACAAGGCATGAATGGCTTCCGCGGCGTTGTTCACAGCCAGCCGGTGCACGCGACCAAAACTGGCACCCAAGGTGCCGTAAAGGCGAATAGTCCTAAGTTTTTGCTGATGCATTTCACAGCTCCAGGAGAAGACCTCCAGTCAGGTTTCAGTCATTGAGTCAGGGGGCTGATGATGAGAAATTTTCGATTGATGCCGCCAACAGCTCACCGTCACTTCTGCCCAATATCCGCCATAGGTATCGCGCCGGCTGTCTCGCCCATAAAGGTGATGCAGGATTGAACCGGGCGCGGGGAAGTGATCAGGCTCAGTCTTGAGTACGCCATCTTCAAGATAAATGGCGGCATGGTTGGGCACCGGCGAACGAATCTGCATCAGCACGATATCGCCCTGCTGCAATTGGCTGACCTGTTCAAAACCCGCGGCGGGCAGGTTCTCCAGATAGAGATTTGCGCCTTTGTCCCACCAGCCGTCCTCGCGGTCGTAGTCACCGAGTTCGATACCCATTTCTCGTCGGTAATAGTCGAGAATGATGCTCAGGCAATCATGTACCCCGTGGACGAATGCGCGCCCAATCAAGGGCGCCAGATATCCACTCGGTGTGATGGTGACCAGTTCACCCTTGCAAACCCGTCCCGCATCATCCTTGCGCACTTCGAGAATGTGCCAAGGCAACCCAGAGGCCTCACAAGAAACCCGGTCTGCCTCGCTGGCCGTCGCCGGATAATCCGGATGACTGTGAACGACGGCGAGGATCTCGCCGCACTCCTCGGCCGCCGCGTAGTCTTGTGGTGCCAGACGAAAGTGTTCACTGGGCGTCGTCGCAGTATTGCGGCACGGCACATAACGCTGTTTGCGTCCCTCGCGAATCAGCAAACCGCAGCATTCGTCGGGATACTGCGCGATGGCATGACGCTCGATGGCGGCCAGTGTGGTCTTGTTCATGATCAGCTCCGAATCAGACCCGCCGCCGGAAACGAGCCATATGGCAGTGGATTGTTTTCGCCAAAACGCAGCTTGCAACTGCTCAGGCGTCCTCCGCACTTGTCCCTGGCCGCGTCGCTGACGATTACGTCATTGGCGTCCGCCACGGGGCCGCCGTTGTAGCCGCAGTACGGACCGCGATAACCACCACAACTGAGCCACCAGCAGACATTGGCAACGATTTGCCGACGCGGAAGTTGTACGCCGTTGAAGTCCAGTGCACTGGCGAGTTCGAACTTCACCACTTCACTGTCTTCACTGACCTTGCGCTCGATAAACCAGACATCTGGCGGCAGTTCTTCTTCGGGATCGGCTTCAGGCTGACCATCGAGGTACTTGCCCAACGTGCGATGACGGATCAGCCGCGCCCCGACCAGATCATCGAAATACAACACCAGAGCAGTGATGAAACCACCGACGTTACCAACCGAAAGCGATGGAGTCGGTTGTGTGCCCTGCCCGGTCATCTCAAAGCCTTCGGCCTGAATGGGCCAGGGTGAATACTCCAGGCCTTGCCAGAAAATCGAGGCCTGCTGTGGATAACCGTGGAAGCGATATAACTCGGCTCCGAGGCTGGTCGCATCGAGCTCAAACAGCTCGACCCAGGCACCCGGTTCCAGCGCCTGGATATCTGCAGTAATGGACATTTAAATCTCCGGGCAAAGAAAACCCCGCGCAAGGCAGGGTGGTTTTGGCGTCAGGCGTATCCCGGTTTACGGGTGAAATGCCTGCTCGAAGGTGGCTACCAAGGTATAGAGACCTGCGCCCATCGGAGTCGGTTGATAACCTTTGCAGCGATAGAGGGCAGGCTCGCTCAACGGTGCCGTCCAGTAAAAAGGCGCGGCTCCGGCGTGACGATCAAGAAACTGCACAATGGATCTGATCCGCACCTCGTCACCGACGAAGGTCAGCGGCCAGGATTGTGTTTTGTTGTTGATGCCGTCTTCGGCCACTTGTTGATAGCCATCACCAAACTTCGCCGATTTGAGGCGAAACTCGACATTGCCGACGGGCTCTACTTTTGGAAGCCAGCTGAATGTTTCCGTGCTCATGTTTCCTCCGGGCGTGAGTGGTTGCAGCCGCTGATCGTCAGCGGCCGTTGATGGCGGACCAGATCTGCCCACCCGGTTTAAGGTCACGAGCAATCTGTTCGGCGGCACCCAGTTTGGCGGCACCGGCGTAGGCCTTGGCGACGGTTTGCGAGTTCATGTCGCCTGCTACGCTCCCCCCCGAACTGTCACCTACATTGATGGTTTGCTGGATGACTACTTGATGGTTGCTGTTACCGCCCAATGCGCCACCCTGCACCTGCACGCCGAGGGAGCCATCGGAACCTCGACTGAGCGGCATGATGGCTTCTGCTCCGGCTTCGCCAAACATGGCCATCGGCGCCAGGATCGGCCCCGTGGCAACGCCGTTTGTAAAGGCACCACCCTTGGCGAATCCGGTGTATCTGAAATCCGACCCAAGCGATAAAGCCGGGTTGAATAGGGTGGTGTCCGCCCCTACTCTCGCGGTCGTTACCCCAGGTGCGCTACCACCACCAAACAGCGACGTCGCCGCCGTTCCGACCAGACCGAACAACGAACTCAGACCTTTGGACATCGCTGTCTGAGCCGCCAGTTTGGCCATGTCTCCAAGCACTGATTTGGCAAAATCGGAAAACGAAAACTTGCCTGTCAGCGCAAATGTCGAAACCGCATCGCCCATGGTGTTGAACGCATTGGTAAACACTGCCTTGGATTTGGCTGCAACATTGTTGGAGCTGGTCAGGTAATCATCCCAGGCCGAAGTGGCCCCGTTGATCCAGTTACCCTGAGCCTCGGTCATCGCCTCGTAGTTGCTTTGAACCTGAAGAGTCATCTGCTCGTGTTCGGTTTTCAACTCGCCGAGCTTCGCGCTGTAATCGGCACCTTCCTGAGGCGCAATGCCTCCCGCCGTGGGCGTGTCCAGCGCCTTGCGTGCCAACGCATATTTCTGGTCGATGTCATTCAACGCTTTCGCACGCTCACTTTCCCGCGACCCCATTCCGAGCTGCGCGGCAGCAAGAGCACCATTACTGCGCAACTTGTCGAAATCGTCTGAATAGTTGGTTCGCTTGCTGGCTTGTTCTTGAACATCGACGTAGGTGGCGACATTGGCTTGGGCAATCGAACTGGCCGATGCATGTAACGTCACACCAATTTTTTTCGCTGCATCCTCGATCTGCTTTTGCATTTGGCGCAGCTTTTGTTCAGTAATTCGTGACGCCTGAGTCCAGGCTTGTTCAAGGCCGTCCAGGTTCGGCGTCAAACCCGCTGAGGAAGTAACTGCCATGTGCATTTCTCCGGGCTATAAAAAAACCCGCCGAAACGGGTCATGTAGTTGTCTGCCTATCGCCATTGCTCAATCGCGAGCTCAAGGGATAACCCTTGACGCTGCTCATGCGGCATGAAGTCCAGCAGTTCCGCCAGGCCGCCGCCCAGTCGGTGGGTCTGTAGCGCAACCATCGCGCTACTCGCCTCCAGCCGCCTGCCGGTATGTAGCGAACCATATCTATCGATATAGCGACCCCAAGCCAGAGCTTCATGATAGGTCATGCGCTCCTTGGCTTCGGCAATCGTCCGGCCGCCGACTCCGTTCAGCACCAACTCGTGCCAGAACTCATCGGCGGCGGTCAGTTTTTTGTTGAATGCCCACCGGTGCCATTCACCTCATTGACTGCGTTGAGCAATAAGAACCCTAAAGACGGTTCAAGGTTGTAGGCGTCATCAAAGGACAGCGCTTCCGAACCATCCGCGCCTAACGAAACCGACGCGGCGATGTAACTCGCGTTGCGGCTTTGCTCGTTCTCGCCTTGAGCGAACAGACGCTCGATGACACCGAACGATTGGCGGCGGACATGCAGAACGAACGTATCGGTTATTTCCTTGCCCGACTCGCCATCATAGTGAGTCCAGCTCACCTCTTTCCTGATCGGCTGCCCATCGACAATGCCGCCCTTGGCTTTCAGTTGTTTGAGGTTCATGGCGTCTCTCAGGCTTTCTTGATCCAGGCGGAACCGCCGGTACGCTGAATAGTGACAGTGGTAGTGACCACGGTATTGAGGGCGAAGTTGAACGGGAAGTCCGACACATAACCGTCGAAGGCGAACCAGGTACGGGTGGCTGGCAATTCGAAGTCATTGCCCTGAGCATTCACCGTTGGCGCTACACCTTTGCCGTCCGACCAGCCCACAACCCATTTGATGCCGGTATCACCGTCGGCTTCCGACAATTGATGCAGACGGATATGGCTAGCGTTGGTCGGGTCGGCGTTGAGGCCGAGGCTGGCGGTACCGGGTGTGCGCAGACCTTTTTTATAGGTGCGCTCTTCAGCGTTGAGACTGGTGTCTTCAATCTGTTCTGCAGGGGCACCGCCCGGATCGAACGAAGTGGCGTGTTCGATTTCCAGTACGGTGTAAGGGCCGGTGCCTGCGGCTGGCGGAACAAGGGCGAAAATTTGAGTACCTTGGGTAAGAATCGACATCTGGCGTTCTCCATTGAACAAAAAAACCCGCAATAGCGGGGTTGAGGGTATTACTCGGATGGACCTGTCTCGGCGTTGCGAGCGGCGTTCAGTCAGGGTGCAGGTGTACCGTCCAGGTAGGACGGTGCGTTGGGATCCGGCTCTCGACTCTTGATCAAATCGACCAGTGCCTGGTTGCTTTGCGCCAACAATCGAATGGAGGCACTCAATGCCGTCTGACTGTCGGACTGGATTTGCAGCGCCGCAACCAATTGATTGATTGCGGCCAGATCTTCGTCATTCATATTCAGCGTTTCTCTTTGCGGGAATCATGGATCGGTCGGCGAATCGCGCGGAGGAACTTCGCAAACGCCGATGCGCTTGGCGGCCCAGCGTTCGTACAGACCGATGGCGACGTCGGCCCCGGCCATCGCGGTGAGGCAGCCGAAGGCGCCGGCTGCCCAGATCGACATGCCGGCGGCATACAGCAGCATGATCGCCGACACGCCGCAGATCATGCAGGCGCCGGAGCGCAATGCCAGACGCCGTACCAGCGGCCAGCCACGGGCGCCCTCTTTGTCGGCGCGCCACATTTCGCCGGACACCCCGCCGACAACGGCAAGGAGGATGACCAGCCAGATCGGCATGTCCGCCAACGCTTGTTGCTCGTTTGTCATGTCACGCCTCCTGGTGTGATGGATGAATGGTGTGTGTTGGGTTCAATCGGTTTCTCTTGAGGTAGGCATTCCGAAAAGCCCGGCGCTGTGGCCGGGCTTTTCAGTAATGCGCTCCCACAGACAAGCTTTGAAAGTGGCGATCAGAAGGGCGCGGCCGGCCAGTTGATGGTTGGAAATGTGTTCTGGTTTTTTACATCGCCGACAGCGATGAAGTACTGCTTGTAGGCTACCAATGTCGCTTCATCAGCCGCAGTGGCGATACCGAGATCCAACTTGTATTGCAAAGGGTTGAATTTCAGCCAGCGTGTTGCGTCGTCCAACCGAAGTTCTATGCGACCGCTCGTAAACAATTGCTGCTCCTGGACCGTCGTTTCAGCAAATTCATTTCCGGAAGGCCCCCACACCAGTTTCATTCCCGGTTGAACGGTTTCGTTACCGGTGACATCGCGCCATGAAGCAGTTGGTTCTCCTCCCGGTACGGCTGGCGCCTCGCCATCAATGTCCACCAGTTGTAGAACCACGGTGTAACCCATGGCCGTAATTGTGAGTGCATAACGATTCATCAAATTTCCTTTTGGCTAATTCTTGAACGAAGTGGCTTGGTGTGTTTGTCAGTACGGCGCTACCGGCCAGACGATGTTTGCCGGGTAACCCGGTTGCTTATCAATGTCGCTGACGTCAATGCAATACTGCTTGTGAGTCAGCAAACGAGCCTGGTCTTCCGTTGTCGCGATACCGAGATCAACTTTGAACTGAAGCGAGTTGAGCAGTAGCCAGTTGGCGGCGACATTCAGCAATTGCCATTTCTGTTGTTCGGCTTCGTTACGCAAGTCTTCATCTGTTGGGGGTGTGAATGTCCAGACTCCGTTGAAGGCCGCTCCCCAACCAACGCGTATTTCTGTATTTCCGGTGACATCTACCCAAGCGGACGTGGGCGAAGCAGGTGCATCCGGACTGACGTTGCTTTCTTTCAACTGAACGACCTTGCTGTATTCAACCAGTGCATAGAGATTCATTTGATACTCCTGAATGTGTTGTCATTTGAGGTGGGCGGTTGTGAAGCAGTAAGACAGGCATTCCAAAAAGCCCGGTGAGGCACCGGGCTTTTCAGTAATGCACTCCTTCGCCTTCCTTCAAATCCTGTGTTCAAGAAGGAAGCTGACTTTTCGGCGCTACTGGCGCGGTACGAGTCCATTCAGATTGTTTTTCCGACCGCGGTCCCTGCCCGCCGGATAACTGCTTCTGGTGCTTTACGCTGCACACCCGGGTCAGTTGCCTACCCTCTGAACCGTTGAGGCCGGTTCATCGCTGCCTGTTCTTGTGGAACTAAAGAGCTTTCGTTTCCAGCCGCTTTGTCGAGCGGCTTGGTGGCAAGGATATGCATGGATGCATATACAGTCAATGCGTAAATGCATTTATTTATGCACAAGAAATGCGCAAACGCATGAAAGCCCCAGTATGCAAGGGCCTGGCGATTCGCTGGAGGCGAAAAAAAACCCGCCGAAGGGCGGGTTTTATCTGAAGGAGGTCTGGTTAGCGGGCGTACATGCCCCACCAGAAGACGTGACCAAGGATGACGATCTGTTCTTCCTGGATTTCCTGGAAGCTGTAGTCCTCGTCCGGATGTTCATCGCGGTTGAAGCTGCGCAAACGAATGCCGGTCGGCAGGCGATAGAGTTGCTTCACGCGCAGCTGGCCATTGTGATTGATCGCATAGAGGTCGCCATCGATGATGTCGCCGATGCCGCACTTGCCTGCGTTGACGCCGACGGTGGCGCCATCACGCAACACCGGCAACATGCTGTTGCCGCGCACTGTCACGCATTTGGCCTGGTCGAACTGCACACCATTATGGCGCAGGCTGCGCTTGCCGAAGCGCAGGCTAGAGCGCTCGCTCTCTTCAATGACGAATCTTCCTGATCCTGCTGCCAATTCAACCTCGCGAAGAAACGGCACCGATACCTCGTCGTCATCGACAGGGGTATCGTCGTCCCACAGCATTATGTCCTTGAGTTCCGCGTGCACGTCATCGCGCGTGACAGCAGCCGAAGACGCGACATCCGCGCGGCCGCGCAATTGATCGGTGCTCACGGCGAAGTATTCGGCGATCTTCGAAATGTGTTTATCCGAAGGATCGACGATCTTCCCGCTGAGAATTCGCGAGAGCGTGGATTGAGGCACGCCGGTACGACGGTGAAGCTCCGTGGGGGAGATCCCGTGTTGATCGAGCAATGCTCTTAAGACGGTAGATACGTTGCGTTTTTGCATAACGCGCATAGTGCTTGAAGTTTTTTATTAAGACAAATGCTGATTTGCATATTTTGTGCATGACCAGCGTTTTTGATGCAGAAAGCTGTCACCCAGCCCTCGCACCTGCGTCCTGTGGACTGCCCATGGTAATCTTGCGCCCATCGCGGAAAAGCCCGGCCAACGCCACGCTTTTGCCCCACACATTTCAACGAGTTTCCTGACAATCCGATGAATAAAGCCGTCTCCGACCTGTCCTCCCACACCCCGATGATGCAGCAGTACTGGCGCCTGAAGAACCAGCACCCGGATCAGCTGATGTTCTACCGCATGGGCGACTTCTACGAGATCTTCTACGAAGACGCGAAGAAGGCGGCCAAGTTGCTCGACATCACGTTGACGGCGCGTGGGCAGTCGGCGGGGCAGGCGATTCCGATGTGCGGGATTCCTTATCACGCGGCGGAAGGCTATCTGGCGAAACTGGTCAAGCTTGGCGAGTCCGTGGTGATTTGCGAGCAGGTTGGTGACCCAGCCACCAGCAAGGGCCCGGTTGATCGTCAGGTGGTGCGCATCCTCACGCCGGGTACGGTCAGTGATGAGGCGCTGCTCGATGAGCGCCGCGACAACCTGATCGCCGCGTTGCTGGGTGACGAGCGTCTGTTCGGCCTGGCCGTGCTGGACATCACCAGCGGCAACTTCAGCGTGTCGGAAATCAAAGGCTGGGAAAATCTGCTGGCGGAACTGGAGCGGATCAACCCGGTCGAGTTGCTGATCCCGGATGACTGGCCACGAGACCTGCCGGCGGAAAAACGCCGTGGCGTCAGTCGTCGCGCACCGTGGGATTTCGAGCGTGATTCGGCACTGAAGAGCCTCTGCCAGCAATTCTCCACTCAAGACCTCAAAGGTTTCGGCTGCGAGAACCTGACCCTGGCCATCGGCGCTGCCGGTTGCCTGCTGGCTTACGCCAAGGAAACCCAGCGCACCGCCCTGCCGCATTTGCGCAGCCTGCGCCATGAACGTCTCGACGACACCGTGGTGCTCGACGGCGCGAGCCGCCGCAACCTGGAACTCGACACCAACCTGGCCGGTGGCCGCGACAACACGCTGCAATCGGTGGTCGACCGCTGCCAGACCGCCATGGGCAGCCGTTTGCTGACCCGTTGGCTGAACCGGCCGTTGCGCGATCTGACCGTGCTGCTGGCGCGCCAGACCTCGATCACTTGCCTGCTCGACCGCTACCGCTTCGAAAAACTGCAACCGCAGCTCAAGGAAATCGGCGACATCGAGCGGATTCTGGCGCGTATCGGTCTGCGTAATGCTCGTCCTCGTGACCTGGCGCGCCTGCGTGATGCGCTCGGCGCCCTGCCTGAGCTGCAAGTGGCGATGACCGATCTGGAAGCGCCGCACCTGCAAGGTTTGGCGACAATCACCAGCACTTATCCGGAACTGGCGGCGCTGTTGGAAAAAGCCATCATCGACAACCCGCCAGCGGTGATCCGTGACGGCGGCGTGTTGAAAACCGGCTATGACAGCGAACTCGACGAGCTGCAATCGCTGAGCGAAAACGCCGGCCAGTTCCTCATCGATCTCGAAGCCCGCGAGAAGGCCCGCACCGGCCTGAGCCACCTGAAAGTCGGTTACAACCGCATTCACGGCTACTTCATCGAGTTGCCGAGCAAGCAGGCCGAGTCAGCGCCGGCAGACTACATCCGTCGGCAAACCCTCAAAGGCGCCGAGCGTTTCATCACCCCGGAACTGAAAGAGTTCGAAGACAAGGCGCTGTCGGCCAAGAGCCGCGCCCTCGCCCGCGAGAAGATGCTTTATGAAGCGCTGCTGGAAGATCTGATCAGCCAGTTGCCACCGTTGCAGGACACCGCCGGCGCGCTGGCCGAACTCGACGTGCTGAGCAACCTTGCCGAGCGCGCGCTGAACCTTGACCTGAACTGCCCGCGTTTCGTCAGCGAGCCGTGCATGCGCATTTCCCAGGGACGTCACCCGGTGGTTGAGCAGGTGCTGACGACGCCGTTCGTGGCCAACGACCTGAGCTTGGATGACAATACGCGCATGCTGGTGATCACCGGCCCGAACATGGGCGGTAAATCCACCTACATGCGCCAAACCGCGTTGATCGTGCTGCTGGCGCACATTGGCAGTTTCGTTCCGGCGGCCAGTTGCGAGTTGTCGCTGGTCGACCGCATCTTCACCCGGATCGGCTCCAGCGATGACTTGGCCGGTGGCCGTTCGACTTTCATGGTCGAAATGAGCGAGACCGCCAACATTCTGCACAACGCCACCGAGCGCAGTCTGGTGCTGATGGACGAAGTCGGCCGCGGCACCAGCACCTTCGACGGTCTGTCGCTGGCGTGGGCGGCGGCTGAACGTTTGGCTCAGTTACGCGCGTACACGCTGTTCGCTACTCACTACTTTGAACTGACCGTGTTGCCGGAAGCCGAGCCTCTGGTGGCCAACGTGCACCTCAATGCCACCGAGCACAACGAACGCATCGTGTTCCTGCATCACGTGCTGCCGGGGCCTGCCAGCCAGAGTTATGGCCTGGCGGTGGCACAACTGGCCGGCGTGCCGAGCGAAGTGATTGTGCGTGCCCGCGAGCACCTGAGTCGTCTGGAAGAAACCGCTTTGCCGCATGAAGCGCCGAAACCCGCTGCCAAGGGCAAACCGGCAACGCCGCAACAAAGTGACATGTTCGCCAGTCTGCCGCACCCGGTGCTCGATGAGCTGGCTAAACTGGATCTGGACGACCTGACGCCACGCCGTGCGCTCGAAATGCTCTATGCCCTGAAGAACCGGATATAA